TGAATCCCCCTCCCCTGATCTTGGGGCCTCAGAAGCGGTCGAAAAACATGAAGCGGCCACGCTAGGCGCAAATACGTTGCGCGAGGTGGCACAATCTCGGCCATGACGTTGCAAGCTGGCTCGATGCCGGACCAGGAGGTCCTATTCGACGCCAGCCCGCACGCCCCGGCTCCCGATGGAATCAAGGGCCTCACGGAGCCCAGGCTCTACACCCCGGAGCTGCGCCCGCTCACCTCTGCCACGACTGCTGGCCCGGAGATCATCCGCTTTGCGAAGCACACGCTAGGCATCGAGCTATACCCATGGCAGAAGTGGTGGCTCATGCACGCGTTCGAGTACGCGGACCCGGGCGCCGGGGTGGTTGATCGGACGCGCGTCTATCGCTTCCGCACGGTGCTCACTTTGGTGGGCCGCCAGTCCGGCAAGACCACGCTGCTCAAGGTGGTGGCGCTGTGGCTAATGACAAAACGCCCGGGCGCCATGGTGCTGGGTGCGGCTCAATCGATGGACATCGCGCGGGAGGCCTGGTCCGGCGCGGTCGATATCGCGGAGACGAATTACAAGATCGCAAAGCAGGTCGCGGCCGTGAAGCGCGGCAACACGGAGACCAGCCTGAAGCTCGTCAACGGCTCCCGTTATCGGCTGACCGCTACCCGCCAGGGCGCTGGCCGCGGCCTGTCCGTGAATCTGCTGATCTTGGACGAGATCCGCGAGCAGAAGGACTGGCAGGCGTGGAGTGCGCTGTCTAAGACCACGATCGCCCAGGCTAATGGGCTGATTGTCGCGATCTCGAACGCTGGCGACGCCACGAGCGTGGTCCTTAACCAGCTCCGGGAGTCCGCGCTGGCCGGGCTTGACCCGTCAATCGGGCTCATGGAGTGGTCTGGCTATGACGGTTGTGAGCTGGATGACTGGGGCCAGATTGCCCAGGCGTGCCCCGGGCTCGGTTATGGGGTTAGCGCGGAGGCGATCCGCACCAGCATGGGCACCGATCCCCCGTCTGTCTTCCGGACGGAGATCCTCTGTCAGTCGGTCGAGTCGCTCGATAGCCCGATCTCGGCTCAGGCGTGGAACGCGTGCGGCGATCCTGCTGGCTCCCGGGTGATGGAGGCAGATCGCAAGTTCTTCTGTCTCGACGTCGCCCCGGAGGGTGAGCACGCCACCCTTGCCGCCGCCAGCGTCACTGATTCTGGCCGTGTTCGGGTGGGCGTCGTGGGCGCCTGGTCCGACCTGTCTCGCATGGTTGCTGATCTTCCTGGTCTCATAGCGCAATACCAGCCCAAGACGCTGGGGTGGTTTCCTGGTGGCCCAGCGGCCGCGGTGATGGCTGACCTCCACCAGATGCGCGCGCCTGGCCAGTGGACCGCTAAGAGCGTAGGCAAGGCCGCGAAAGTGGAGCTGAAATCGGCTGAGATCCCGGCCGTGTGTCAGGGCCTGGCGGAACAGGTCCGCTCAAGGATGATCATCCACGGCAATGACCCGCTCCTCAACGCGCACGTTCTGGGCTCGCATCGCCTGCCCATGGGAGACGGCTGGCGCTTCAGCCGGAAGTTCGGAAACGCGGACGCGGCCTATGCGGCTGCTGGTGCTGTCCACCTCGCGAGAGTTGCGCGTCCGACGCAACGGCTCAAATTAGTTGTGTCGCGCGGCGCGTAGCGCAACATCATTGTGGGGGGAGCACGCTACTGTTTGGCGCGTGTCGTTCTGGTGGCGGTTAGCTGAGTGGCTCGGCTTCGAACGTCCCGACTCTCCGACCGCCCCCCGGTTTGAGATCGACGCGGGCTCGATCCCTGCTCAGGTATTTGGCCTGGAGTCCTACCAAACGACCACGGGCCCGGCTCCAAAAGTGCCGCGCCGTGAGGCTATCCAGGTCCCGGCTGTCAAACGCGGCCGTGACCTGATAGCTGGCGAGGTGGGCGGGATTCCCTTCCGCCTCGTGGATACGGAGAACGTGGAGCACGTTAGCTCGCTGCTCACCCAGCCCGAGCGGAACCGCGCCCGATCCATCACCATGACGCGCCTGGTGGAGGATCTCCTGTTCGAGGGGATCGCCTACTGGTGGACCCGCGAGCGGGATTACAGGAATTACCCGGCCTATGTGTGGCGCGTTGACCCGGGCTCTCAGGTGGACGCTGAGGGCTACCTGCACGTGAATATGCCCAACGGGAATGAGGTCAAGGTCCCGCCCAGGGATTACATCCAGTTCGACTCGCCCACCGATGGCATCTTGGACGCTGGCGCCCGCGCGATCCGCACCTATCTGAAGCTCTCCGCGGCCGCCGATCGCTACGCGGACAGCCCGCTCCCACAGGGTTATTTCACGCCCATGCCTGAAGCGGACCCGGATGAGGCTGACATTCCTGAGTTCCTGGACGATTGGACTAAGGCCCGCCAGACCCGCGCGGACGCCTATGTCCCGGGTGCCCTGGACTACAAGACGCTCCAGTGGGACCCGGAGAAACTCCAGCTTGACGCTGCCCGCTCGGCCGCCGTGGTGGAAATCGGGCGTGTGCTGGGTATCGACCCTGAGGACCTGGGCGTCAGCACCACTAGCCGGACCTACCAGAACAGCCAGGACCGGCGCATTTCCAAGATCAATGAATCAATCGGCATGTACGTGTCCGCGATCCAGGAGCGGCTCAGCATGCCCGATGTCACGCCGCGCGGCTATCGCATCCTCGCGGACTTCAACGGCTTCCTGAGGGCGGACGATCTAAGCCGCTTCAAGGTCTATCAATTGGGGATCGCAATGGGTATCTATGACCGCAACGCTGTGGCCGAGCGCGAGGGCCTGCCGCGGCCGATGTTCGCGATGCCGCGCCCGGCGCTCCCTGCTGGTCAAGATCAAGAGTCAAGCAATGATGTTGCGGCTGAGGCCCCGAGCTCGCGCAACAACTTTGACGCCGGCTCACTGCTTATTGGCTTTGAAACGCCAGAATCGCGCAACATATTTGCGGTTGACCAAGCGGCCCGGACCATCACGGGCCTGGCCGTCCCGTACGGTGTGACCGCCCGCCGCAACGGCCGCACGTACCAGTTCTCTCAGGGGTCGCTCACCTGGGCCGAGCCCAGCCGCGTGAAGCTCCTGATCCAGCATGACCGCTCGCAGGCCGTGGGCCGCGGCGTGACGTTTGAGGATGGGCCCGACGGTCTCAGGGTGACGTTCAAGATCGCCCGCACTCCAGAGGGTGACCGCGCCCTGGTGCTGGCTGAGGATGGCGTCTATGACGGCTTGTCTATCGGTCTCCTGGACGATGCCCAATTCTCGGAACGTTCCGGGGTCTGGCACTCCGGGCAAGGCAACATCCTGGCCGAGGTCTCCCTGACCCCGTCGCCAGCTTTCGATTCCGCTCGTGTCTCTGCCGTCGTGGCTGAGGCTGACAACCAAGGAGAAATCATGGAACCGTGCGCTGTCTGCGGACACGTTCACACCGCTGGGCAGGCAGCCTGCACGCCCGCGCCTCAGTTCGACATGGGGCAGTTCGCCCAGGCGTTCCAGGCTTACCTGGCCGCCAACCCGGCCGCGCCTGCTGGTGCTCAGGGCCCTGAGGTGATTAACCCGGCTGAGGGCGCTACTGGCGCACCGGGCGTCACTCTTGAGGTCAATGAGCCGGAGCCGTACCGCTTCGATCGTGGTGTGCTGATGGCCGGTACTCACGACTTCGCGTCTGACCTCCGCGCCGCTTCTCAGCACGACGCAGCCGCTACTCAGCGCGCCATGTCGTTCATCCAGGAGCATATTTTTACCGCTCCCATCACCTCCGCGCCGGACGGTCCAGTACGTACCGATGCGGGCGCCGGCGAGGGCTTCGCGGTCATCCCTGTGGCCAACGTCGCCGCGTTGAATCCGAACGTCCAGCGCCCTGACCTCTACGTCACTCAGCGTGAGTTCGTGTTCCCGCTGTGGGAGGCGATCCGCAAGGAGACCCTGGAAGAAATCACGCCGATGGTCGTTCCGAAGTGGTCCGCCCATTCGTCCCTGGTCGCGGCTCACACCGAGGATGTTGAGCCCGCTGAGGGTCAGTTCACGGCGACCAGCGAGACGATCACCCCGGGTGCTGTGTCCGGCAAGGTCCGCATCTCTCGTGAGCTGTGGGACCAGGGCGGTCCTATGGCGTCGGCGCTCATCTGGCAGAAGATGGTCTATGAGTACAACAAGGCTCTAGAGGCCATCGCGTGGACGGAGCTTGAGGCGGAGTCTCCGGGTGCGACCATCACCCTGCCGACGAACGCGGGCACCTGGCCGGCCACCTACACCCAGGCCCAGGACTACCCGGTTGCCGCCGCGTTCGAGGCCGCGATCGCTGATCTTCAGTACGTGGCAACCGGTAACTCCTATACCTCGCTGGCGCTTCAGCAGGACCTCTACCGTCTGTTCGCTCGCGCGACTGACACCAGCGGCCGGAAGCTCTACCCGATGTTCGGCCCGGTCAATGCCAATGGCACGGTGTCGCCGCGGTTCGCCCGCCTGTCCATCGCTGGCCTGGAGGGCTACCCGGTGACCTCAGCGGCTGCGCCTAGCAACGCATCGTCGAACAGCTACCTGTTTGACCCGGCCGCGATCTACGCCGCGGCCAGCGCGCCGCAGCGGCTTGAGTTCCAGTGGCAGGTCCGCTCGGTTGAGCTGGCTGTCTGGGGCTACCGCGTCGTGGAGGTCATCGACAACCCCGGCATCCGTCGCGTTAGCTACGACCCGGGCACATAGTCGGACTCCTGGCCCGTCGTTCTGCGGCGGGGGCCTCTCGCGGCGGGCCAGGCTCAGCGTTCAAGATCAACAATCCAGGAGGAACGGACATGGTCCGGAAGAACGACACAGTTACCAGCGAGGCGGACGCGTCCGCACCCGAGCCCGAGATCACCTCAGGCACACCAGTGCCCGAGCAGGAGGGTTTCCTCCTGCCTCGCGCAGAGGTCCGCGAGGCGTTCCCGTTCCCCGGTGACACTCAGAGCGGCGGGTCCCGGAATCCGGCGCCCGGCTACCTCAGTTCGTCTGTGGTCGCTGAGCTGGAGATGTACGGCTCCACCGTTGACCCGGCCACGGGGCAGCGTCTCACTCGCGAAGACCTGGACGCCTGGCGTTCGGGCGAGTAGCCACAACACAGGGGAAGGCCAGCGGGCATGACAGCGTTACAGGACGTCAAGGATTACCTTGCGTCTATTGGCGTGCCCGCTGGCCGATACTCTGACGCGGTCCTGTCTCAGGTCATCGCGACTGAGCAGGGCAACCAGAAGAAAGCCCTACGCGCCGCGGTCATGGTCCCGGCGCTCCCGCTGCTGGTCCATGATCCGGCGGGCAAGGCGAATGCCAACCTGGCTGCAAACTTCACCGCTGACACCGGCCAGCCCATGACCGCGTTCGTTCAGCCGAGCGGCGCCGCTCCACTGGCCTACAACGGTGGCGTGATCGTCCATACGCCGTTCGCTGGCGCCAACTCTGCGGGGTACACCCAGGCCAACCTGGGCGGCCGCGTGCGCCGCATGGGCGCCATGGTGGCCTGGCCGTTGAATGCGCTGGGCGTCGCAGCGTTCGTCATCCCGTCTGCGCCCTGGTCTAACGGCGTGCTCCCGAATGCGGGCTTCCATCTATCCGTCAACGGGAACGGGATCTGGAGCCTGATTCGGTTCACTACCGGCGGCTCCACAACGATCGCCAACTACACGACACACGGCCGTTTCTCCAGCTCCACGTGGGGCAGTGGCTACAAGCCGCTGGATATTGCGCTTGACCCGGTCAATCAGCAAGCCATCATCACCTGGCCGGACGGCTCTAAAGCCACGATCACTAGCGCCTATCTGTCAAGCGAGACGGCCAACTATGCGATATGGGAACTGTTCGAGACCAACGGCGCTACGGACGTCCCGGCCACGTTCGGCAAGCTCTGGGCCTCTAACGATCTGGTGATTGATCCGACTGTCGCGGCGGCTCCCGCTGCTGGCCCTAGCTTGGGTCCGCCCAGCGTGGTGGAGGCCCTGTCCCGTCGCGTGGTGGTGAACATGGCGAAGCGTGGCCTCCCGCTCGGGGTTATCGAGCAGGCGTCGGACAGCGGCGGCCCGTCGTTTGTCCCGCGTTTTGATCCTGAGGTCCGGCGCCTGGAGGCTCCGTATCGAAAGCTGGTGACTGGATGACCCTCGCCGCTGACAGGCTCGCGCTCGCCCAGGCTGTGGACGCTGTCCAGGACATCACCGGATACGACGATCAACCCGCGCTGCTCAACGTGGGTGACGCGTGGGTGCGCTGGGGTGGCGACGTAGCCGCCGGCCCGATCGAACTATTCGAGCGGACCTGGCTCGTGGATGTGATCACTGGCGGCACGCCCACTGATGCAATGAACTTCCTGGACGCACACCTGGCGCTGCTGGTGGCGGCTCTCGCGCCGCTCGGGTATGTGGTCACGACGCTCCCGGTTGACTTCCAAATCCCAAACGCTGGCGTCCTGTATGGCGCTGAAATCACACTCAAGAGAGAGAGCTAGCCATGCCCGCTTACGCAGGAGCCCGAGTGTTCCGCGACGCCATGCTCAAGTTGTCCGGAACGGACTTCACCAATCAGGCGTGGGAGATCAACATGGAGGGCGACACGCCTATCCAGCAGCAGCGCACGCTTGTGCCTGACGGTGGGGTCTCCGACGTTGACACTGCGCTGTACAAGATCAGCCTGGAGGGTCTCCAGGATTGGGAGACCACTGGTCTGGCCAAGTTTCTGTGGACTAACCGCGGCGCTCAGGTGGCGTTCGTGTTCGCGCCCCGCAAGGGCTCGGGCCTGGCTCAGTTCTCCGGAACGCTCATCGCTGTGGCGCCGCCCGCGGGTGGAAAGCAGGGCGAGTTCCTCCAGATCCAGCTTGAGCTACCGATCATCGGTGAGCCCACCCTGGGGACCCAGCCTTAATCGGCTGGCCCTGATTATTCCGAAACGATTCGAGAGGCCGGACCATGGCAGCACTACCAGTAACGACTATCAGCAAGGCGGGCGTCGCACCCGCGCCGGTTGTGGCCGCCGCGTCGGACACCATCGATGTGAACCTGTTGGGCGGCCGTCCTGCGATCCTCCACGCGAAGAACACCACCGGCTCAGCCGTGACGTTCACTGTGGTGGACAACGGCAAGACTCCGGGCGGTAGCTCGGGCTCCAACGCTGGCGTCAGCGTCCCGGCCACCACTGGCGATCGCGAGATCCTGGTGCTGCCTGAGTTCGCTGACAGTGCTGGCATCATCACAGTCACCACGTCCGCCCAGGGCGCTGGCATCACTTCGATGGTGAAGCGGCTTCCCTGACATGCCCGCCATCCTGGAGCTGATTCCTGTCAAGGTGCGCGCCTGGGTCTACGCGATCCTGGCCGCATCTGGCACGATCACGGGCGCCGTCCAGGTGGCTTACATCGTCATTGGCGTCCAGCCGCTGTGGCTCAGTGTGGCCATCGCGGTGCAGGCGTTCCTAGCCGCAAGCGCCAACACTGTGGCATCTAGCAATACACCCGTACCCCGCCGCGCTTTAGAGGAGTAGAGAGACATGGGAGTCCCAACGGTCGTTGACCTGGAAATCTGGAAGGACGGAGCCGAGGAGCCTGAGCTGGTCAGGGCTGATCAGCGTGACATGGCTGCGTTCGAGCGAAAGTATTCGATGGGCACAGCGCGCGCGCTGGCCGATGCGACGTTGATCTTCCAGCGATACATCGGGTGGTGTGCGCTGCGCAGGCTCGGCCGCACTGAGGTGCCGTTTGAGGTGTGGGAGGAGAACGTCATCTCCGTGGAGGAGCCCGATGAGGAGGCGCCCCAGGAGACGGTGGACCCTACGATTCCGGCTCCATGATGGACTTATATGTCCGGATGGCGCTGGCCACCAGACAGCCACTGTCGGAGCTGATGACGTGGGAACCCAAGGCTCTCAGCGTCGCGGTGCTGGTGCTGGAGGAGCAGGAGAAGGCGGCGAAAGACGCGGCCAAGGGGAGTTGAGCGGACGTGAGAGTTACAGGCGCGGAAGAGATCGCGCTGGTCGCTGCCGCCGTCCGTGCTGTGGGCGCTGATCGGAAGATCGTCAATGACATGGCCGCGGGTATCCGTCGCGGCGTGGCGCCACTCCGTAAAGCGATCCGCGCCCACGAGGTGGAAGTACTACCCAGCGGGCTAGGCGAGTGGATGGCCAGCGGTCGGATCACCGCTCGGGTACGCCGCGGCGCCACCTCCGCTGGGGTGACTGTCGTCCAGGGGCGCAACTCAGGCACCGGCAAGCGGTCGGACCTGAAGCGCCTAGACAGCATGGGCCGCGTGCGCCACCTCACCTGGGGGCATAGGCCCTGGTCCGCCCAGACGGTAGTGGCCGGCTCATTCAGCGAGGGCGCGTCAGAGGAAGGCATGGACCAGCTCCTGGACGCCACGCTGGAGGCCTGTGAGAACGCTGCTGAGAGGATCGTGAGGGCCTGACATGGGCGTCAACAGTCGTGATGTTGAGCTGAACCTGGAGGGCAACGATCACACCGGCCGCGCCACCAGGTCGGCCGGGAACAACCTGGACCGGCTACGCCGCAAGGTGACCCGATTCAACACAGACACAAAAAAGTCTCTGGCCAAGTCCGGCACCGATAGCGCTCAGGCGTTCTTCCAGTCCTTCCTCCGCGGGCTCACGTTCGGCAAGATCGGCGCCACGGTGGATAGCAAGATGGGGCCTCAGTTCGCGCGGATGGGCATCCGCCTAGGTGGCGTGTTCGCTGTGGGCTTAGCTGGCGCGGTGCTGGCTCAGGCTGGCAACATCATCCTGGCCGGGCTCCCGCTGATCTTGGGCCCGGCTCTCCTGGCCCTGCCGCTGATAGGCATCCTCAAGAAACAAGCCAACGCGGCGAAAGAGCAGGAGGCCTCGCTTAAAAAGCTGGAGGGCCTCCGCAAACGTCTCGAAACGGCCAGGAGTAAGGACGCAAAAAAGCGCATCCAAGAGGAGATGGATGGTGAGCTGAAGCGCCTGGGCGTACTCCGCAAACAGGCCGCGCACCTCAACCGACTCAAGGGCTCCGCGCGCCGGTTCATGGACGTCATTTCTAAGCCGCTGCAGCCTACGGTGTTCCGGCTGATGGATCGCGCTGGCCGGTTGCTCGATAAGTTCGGGCCCAGATTCTCGAAGATGATCAAGGGGCTAGCGCCCGGATTTGAGAAACTCGTGGGCGGGGTGATGGATGGCGTTGTGGCGTTCATCACAGCCCTGGAGCCAGCCATCCCAGGCATAAACGCGGGGATGAAGGAGTGGGGCAAACAGGCTCCCAAGATCGGCAAGGGCATCGGTGACGCGATTGCGGCCATCCTGAAGGACCCTAAGAAAGTCCAGGACGCTGTCCGCAACACGGCCGATTTGCTCCGCGGAGCCGCTGACTCTGCTGTCGATCTTGCTGCCGCCCTGGTCACCATCTCTCAGAAGTACAAGACCCTCTCTGAGAAGGTAAACAAATTCGAGGAGTCCACTGGCAGCCAGAACGGTGGCCCGCTCGGGGGCATGTGGAAGGCGGTCAAGCGCAACGCGCCCAAGATCCTCACGGGCATCCGCTCGCTGGGTCTTGGCATCCAGCGGCAGTGGAACAAGATCTATGCGAAGGCCTCCGATTTCGCGTCCCGGACAGTTCAGAGGGTCGTGGCCTGGTTCAAGCGCCTGCCTAGCCGCGCTGGCGCTGCGATCTCCCACATGTGGGCCAGCCTTAAAAAGCACTTTGACGAAGCTGTCCACGGCGGCGGCGGCCGAGCCCGCGCCGTAGTCTCCACTGCTGTCAGGTTCCTCAAGCGCCTACCTGCCGCTGCTGGCCGTGCGGTGGCTGGGCTCTGGGGCCATATGAAGGGCGCATTCCAGACCGTTCTAGATGGCGTGACTAGCTTCGCTGGCAAGATCGCAGCCAAGGTCCGCACCATTCTGGGGCTCAAGGCCAAGGCCAGCGGCAACGCGGGCGGCGGCGGCGGCGGGTCTACCTCGTGGGCTAACGGCATGTCCTGGGGCGCGTCTGCTATGGCTGGGGCGCGCACTGCTGGACCCACTCAGGTCAACGTGGCCGCGCCGAACGTGGCTGTAAGTGTCCGCCTGGACTCGCGCGAGATCCGGGCAATCGTCAGGTCAGAGATCCGCGAAGCAAACAAGGGCGACGCATACCGCGCCCGCATAGGAAGGCGCTAGCCATGGGTAGGCCGTTCTCTCCCGCTCTCCCGACTCCGGGAGATCCCGCAACGAATGACGTGTATGGGATCGCGGTCAACGCTGCGATTAACCAGGTCAACGATGACAACCTGGCGGCGCGGCGCTCTGCCGATAGTGGCGCGATCAACTCCACCACTCTGGCCAGCGACGCCTCGCTGCTGCTGCCCGTCCTGGCCAGCGGTGCGTATCTGGTGGACTGGTGGCTGAGGATCGATAGCCCAGCGGCCAGCGATTTCAAATACTCATTCGTGGGCCCGGCCAGCGCCACCATGGTCTGGGCCTCCCTGGGCGCTGACATCGCGACCACGGTCAACGCTCCGGCCGCTTTCGCTGACGTGCTCCGTTGGACCGACGCGCCCACCATTGGGACCGTGGTCCAACACGGAAGCATCGCCGCATCCACCTTCCAGCACATCCGAGGCCAGGGCTACCTGGAGGTATCGGCCACCCCCGGCAACCTCCAGATGCAATTCGCCCAGGTGGTGGCCGGTGCTTCGCTGATCATCCGTAAAGGCTCCTGGCTCAAGGCTCAGCGGGCCTGATATGGGCATCTGGGGTGTGGGGATCTACGGTTCCGGGGTCTATAGCGGTGACACCGATATTGCGTTGACGGTCCAGGACGTCTATCCCGACCGCGTCCAGCTCGTGGTCACTGAGAACGTGGCCGGGACCACTGTCACCATCTGGCGCCGCATCGCTGGGCAGACTGACCGCGTCGCCGTGCGCGGTGCTGACCATCTGGTGCGTACGGACTCAGGCCCGATCATCGCCTACGATCATGAAGCGCCCTACGGGATTCCGCTCGAGTACCTCCTCGAGGTCAGCGGGATTGATCTCCCGCTGGAGACCGAAATGGTCACGCTCACCCTGGACGGTGGCAAGGTCGCGATAACGGACGCGATCGCGGGCAACGCTGCTGAGACTGTGATCCTGGCCTGGCCGGACAAAGACATGGCCCGGCCGTCCACTGTCTTCCAGGTGGATGATCGCAATATCGCTGTCCTGGGTGACCTGGTGGGCTTCACCTCCACGATTGAGTTCTACTGCGAGACCACGGACAGCCGTACGAACCTGGTCAACCTGCTTAAAAACGCCACCCAGGGCATCGTCCAGCTCCGCGGCCCGGGCGGCTATGACGACGTGGACTGTTACCTGGCTGTCCTGGGTCTCAACATCCGCCGCTGGAGCCAGGACGGCTCTGACGATCGCCGCGTGGTGGTCGCTGAGGTCGTGGAGGTGGAAGGCTGGGCGGCCACCCTGGGCACTAGGTCGTTCACCCTGGGGGACATCGCGGCCGCGCTGCCTAGCCCACCCAACGATCTCCAGGACCTGGCTGACATGTTCCCTGGTGGGACCCTCCTGGACATTGCGCTGGCTGACTGGTCATGATCACGATCTCGGACACGCTCAAGGGCATCCTGGCGGGGAACAGTTACAAGCTCTATAACCGGCTGATCTCCATCCAGGCGGGCGTAGTGCTGGCTGATGACATCCCGGCCGTGGACGTCCGCGAGGAGGCGGACGCTAGCCTGCGGGTGCCCGAGACGCTGAGCTTTAAGGTCCCGATCCTTGACCGCGGTGTGTCCTGGGTGCCCAGCTCGTATGATCATCCGCTCGGAATCTGGGGCCAGCGCATCGTGGCCCAGGTGGGCGTGGGGATCGACAGCGGCCAGGTCGAGTGGCTGACCCGCGGCCAGTTCCTGGTGATCAGCGCGGAGACCTCTGGGGATTCGGTCAGCATGGCGTGTGCTGGCCTGCTGTACCTGGTGGACGAGGCCAGCCTGGTCAGCGAATACCAGCCCAAGGCGGGCGCCACGCTCGGCTCCATCATCCGAGCTCTGGTCGAACCTGGCCTAATCGTTGACCTCACCACGGCGCCCACGGACAGGACCGCGCCCAGCAACGTGACCTGGTCGGACAACCGGCTGGACAACGTGGCAAACGCGCTCGATGCCTGGCCAGCTCAGGCTGAGGTCACTGTGGACGGCGTGCTCAAGGTGACGCCTGTCCCGGCCGAGCCCACCAGTGCTCTGATGACATTCTCGGACACGGTCAACGTGGAGCAATTCAGCAGTGAGCTGTCCAGGGACGGCGCGTTCAATGCTGTGGTGGCCCGCGGCGCGTACCCGGACACTGCTGGCGGTCTCGCTGGCCAGGAGATCGTGGCGACTGGCTATGACCTGGTGGCCACCTCTCCGTTTCGCTACGGCGGCCCGTTCAGCCCGTTCCTGGTGCCGTTCGGCTACGAGTCGCCACTGATGACCGATCCCACGATGGTCCAGGCAGCCGCGAACACCCGGCTCAGGACCCTCCGCGGCACCAGCGGCCGCACAGTCTCGATCGACGCTGTCCCTCACCCCGCGATCAAGCTGGGCGATGCTGTAGCGGTCACCAGCGCGCGCCTGGGGCTCTCTGGCGCCCTGGGCAGGGTCCAGGGCTACGGGCTTGGACACCAGCCTGCTAACGCTCAGGCGCCCCTCACGGTGAGGCTGAAGGACTGATGGAGTGGCAAGGGCTGAGGGTCTCGCCCCGCACGAGCGTGATCAAGGGGATTGCCCAGGGCACGGTGAGCGGCTCCGCAACGGTCAGCGTCAAGATCATGGGGACCGTCATCGTCTGCCGGGCTCTCCGCGGTATCACCACGGCCGCGGGTGACATCGTGGCTGGCGTCCGGGTCGGCGGTGAGGTCCTGATCCTGGGGCGGATGCACGCCAGCGCACCCAGCGCGCCACCGGAGGCCAATGGTTACCCGCCACCACCAGAGGGCGCGTCCCGCTCAGGTCAAAGCGTCTTCCTCCCAGTCGAGACCCGCTCATATCACACGGGACCTGGGCCCAACGCCTGGAGGTTCGACACAGACGATCTACTCCAAAGCGAGTGGGGCGGGGACCTGTTCACCGGCTGCGCGTTCTACGGCTCCGCGCCGCGAGCCCTGGCTGGCGCTGTGGTGACGGTGGCCCGGCTCAAGATGAAACGCGTGGCGGGCGGGGATAGCTCGGCCCGCAAACCTGAGTTCTATCGGATCGTGGAAAACACGCGGCCCAGCGGCGCGCCGACACGCTCCGGCTCGGGCACTCTGGGCCCTAATCTGTCGGTCAATGAGGTGGACACGTTGACGCTTCCTAACGCACTCGCCCAGGACATTGTGGACGGGCTGGCTGGCGGGATCGGTATATGGGTCTCCGATGATTCACAACCCCACGTAAGGCTGGCGGGCCGCTCGCGCTACTCCTCCAGCATGGTGCTCACTCTCGATTGGACAAGGATCTCCTGATGCCCGGAACCTCACCTGACAACCTGACTTACCCGGACGCCTCTGGCGGGACCTCCATCTGGCAACACGTCCAGAACCTGGCCACCTCAGCGCAGGCCAAGTTCGCTGCCATGGAGGCGTGGAACGCCTGGACGCCCACCTTTGACACGCCAGGCAATGGCGGCATCACCAGCGTGGGCGCTGGCGCGATCGGCGGGCACTATAACCAGCGCGGCAAGCACGTCCATGCTGAGTTCCGATTCCAGCTCGGCGCGGGGTTCTCGATCCAGTCCGGGACGTTCGTCCTGATGCTGCCGGTTCCTGCTTTCGTCTGGGGAGGCAACGGGCTGAACGCTGCCCTGGGTAGCTGGGTCCTCCGTGATGACTCCACCTCGCCCGTCCAGCACATGGCGGGGACGCTGGGCCTGTTCCAGGTCAGCAGCGACCGGGTGCATTTCGGTGGCGCCCCGATCGCTGCTGGCGGAGCGTCGATCAGGCGCATGGACTCCACTGACCCGATCACCTGGGCCACGAATGACATCCTGTCTGGCTTCCTGGACTACAGGGCGGCATGAGCAAGGCGTGGGCCGGCGGCTCTACCGCAGCATGGCGCGGCGTCCGCCTCCTGGTGCTGCGCCGTGATCAGTACCGCTGCCAGATCAGGGGGCCGCGGTGCACGACGGTCGCAACCCAGGCCGCGCACATAGTGCCCAAATCCCAGGGCGGGACCGATCACCCAGATAACGTCAGGGCAGCGTGTGCACCCTGCAACCTGTCTCACGTAGACGAAACATCCGATCCAGAGCCAAGGGAGCATTGGTGAGCAACGATATGCGGGACCAGTTCAAGATCACGGGCGCTGACAAGGCTGGCCTGTGGATATTCGGCATTGCTGTGCTCGTCCGGGCGGGCATGCAGTGGGCGCCGCACGATCCTGGCGCGATGATCGACTACGCGTGGATAACGAACTTCGCGGCGATCGCTGCTGGCTGGCTGTCGATCCGGTCGCGCGTGGGTGATAACGCGAAAGTGACTGAGCGGGTGGAGACCCAAACCAATGGCCAGTTGGACGAGCGCATAGCGTCGATCGTCACCCGCGTCCTGGCCGAGCAGACAAAGCAGAAGGGTTACTGATCATGGGGCTGTACATCGATAATTACCGACCCTGGCCGGGCTGGGTGGTCAAATCGAATGAGGAGATCGCGCACCGATTCAACACCCAGATAGGCACCTACCCTCACCACGCTCACAGTGACCCGGGCAAGGACACTGTGCCGTCTGGTGGGTACGCGGCAGACTTCTGGCTGTACGACAACAGCGCCGCGCACCATGATCAAGTTCTGGCGTGGTTCAAGACCAACGCCAAGCGTCTGGGCGCCACCTACATCATCACCAGACGGCGCATCTGGTCAGTCGCGCGGGCCTCTGAGGGCGTCCGCCAGTACAACGGCTCCGACCCTCACACCGGGCATATCCATATCAGCTACGGAAGAGAGGACCCAGGCGCCGTGGACACTAAAACCTCAGTCAGGTCAGCATCGTTCAACATTCGCCACAAGACGCCCGTAGACGTGGGCCCCAGGGCCTGGTCCAAGCGACTCCCCCAGCTCGTGCGAGTGATCAACGACGTAGCGCCCAGTGTGCTCGGCGTCCAGGAGTGCAACGACGCCCGAGCCACTGAGCTGACACACGGGCTCGGGCCTAACTGGAATTTCTGGGGCTCGGGAACGGCCAAGATCATATGGAGGGCTGACAAGTGGGTCGCGATTGATCACCGGGAGTTCAAGCTCAAGAGCACTGCGCTGCCTGGCTTCCCGTCCACGCGGCCGCTGACATGCGTCCGGCTCCAGTCGATCGCCACTGGTGCTGACTTCTGGGCGGTAGCCACTCACCTGGCCGTCAACATGCCCGGCGAGGCCAAGCTGCGCGAGGCTCAGGCCGGGGAGATCGTGGCGATCCTTGCCGGCCTGCCTGAGCATGACCGCGTGGTGATCTTCGGCGACCTGAACGACGCCCAGAAGGACCAGCTATTCAACACGGGTGTCCGGAAGATCCTGGGCGCTGCTGGTTACCGCCACCTCAGGGACCGGCTCACGGATAACCAGATGGACGGAGACAGCCGGAACAGCCGCAACGGGTGGGGTGTCACCGGCCGCGAGGGCATCTGGATCGATGACGTCCTGACGAGCCCAGCCGTGGCCCCGTACGCGGGCACGCTGGTGATCACCGGGACGCCTGAGTACGAGCCTCACGCCAGTGATCACAACCTCGTACGTGCGTCATTCAAGATCGACACACCGGGACCCGACACGCCGTCAGTGACCTAGCGATCGCTGGGCTTTGATAATGTGCCCACAGCGAGATCAGGACCCCACATAGATCACTGAAGCTGACCACGACTCAGCGTGTTTGCCATACCCTGACCCCGCCAGGGACCCAGCTCGATCGGGCTGGGCAGACACGGAGAGGAGTGGTCAGTGGACCATTCACAGCACAGTTGCCACGCCATGGGATGCGCGATGCTCCCGGGCACAGAAGGGCCCACGGTGGGCTCAAAAATCAGCGAGACCAGAGAGCCGAGCACCGTGGGCAGTGGGGCCAGCATAGCGATACCTGCCACGGTGCTCTACTCACGCCTCCGGGCCATCACGATCCATCTGGGGGAAGTCCGCGGGGTCACCCAGGAGGGACTCAAGTCCTATATCCAAGTGGCGCCGCTGGATCTTAATCAGCACATCCCGATCCCCGAGGCGTACAGCCAGGCGATCTGGCCTCACGTCCAGGAGTACCTCGCCCGCCGTGATGATCATCTAGACGAGGTCCTGGACCAGTTGCTGGGCTTGCTCGATGACTTCCAGGACGCGGCATTCCTGGCTGAGCTGGGCGCCCGGCAAACCAGTGTCATCAAGACGCGCCTGGCTGAGCTTCGGGGGCCGCGATGAGCATGGATATGTTGTTCGGCGATACTCCGGACTTCGATGGTGAGACGTACGACCGCGAGCGGGACCATGCCCGCCTGGCCACGATCCTCAGGCACGTCCAAGACCTCATGTCTGATGGAAAATGGCGATCGCTGTGGGAGATCTCGCAGCGTGTGCAGGCCCCAGAGGCGTCCGTCTCTGCCCGGCTCCGGGACCTCCGCAAACGCAAGTTCGGCGGCCACACGGTGGAGCGGCGCCACATCGGCCGCGGCCTGTGGGAGTACCGCTACACAGCTAACCCCAACCCAGAGGAGCCCGAGGAATCATGATCGTTATCGAACTGAGAAGCAGCGGCGCGTGCAAGATCATTGTGGACGGCCGCGACATCGCCAACTACGTGACCAGCGTCGCGGTGCGGCACACCACTGAACCCCGCTACGTGGACGGCGTGAGGGTCCCCGGGCCCAACATTCCGGAAGTAGACCTCACCCTGGTGGGTCCGATCTACGTGAGCGTGGACGGCGTGGTCAGCATCGGCGCGGAGCTGGAGGAGGCGCGTGAGGCCTGGGCAGCGCGGGACCAGGCGGCCGCTGATGAGTGAAAGCGGAGCACCCTACACGGTGGCACTGACAGTCCAGCGGACGCTTGTGGTGGAGGTAGCGGAGGCCGATTCGGTGGAGGCCGCGGTTGCCTCAGCGGTGCTCAAGGTGCGGGCCTGGAAGTTCCCGGAGACCATGTTTCCCACGCTGCGCCAGGGTGATGCGCTGTACGAAATTACATACATGGATGGAATCAGGAGAGAGGCCCCAGACAGTGACCAATGATCAAGAGACCAGCACAATCCAGGCAATGGTGAACGCGGAAACGGACCCCACCGTCCCGCTGGAGCCGCGCCACCCAGACGCCGACCCCGCGGAGCACCCTGACGCGAACGTCTGCCCACGCTGCCATAAGGAGGAGCCTGGCCCGGGCGGGACGTTCGGCGCGAAGTGCCACTACGTGATCCAAGCCCGAGCCCGCACTATCGGGATCTCACGCATGCGCGAGGCCAACGACCTGACCCTGGGCGCTGCTGCCATGGTGTACGCGATCGCGGGCGTACCTGTTCACCCGCTGCGCCGCCGCAGCAAGGTCCCGGCCACCACTGAGGGCGTGAAGGATGCGACCACCGACCTGGGCACGATCCGCGCCTGGTGGAACATGCAGCCCGAGTTCAATATCGGCCTAGCGTGCGGCGTACTGTTCGATGCGCTGGACGTGGATGTCAAGGGCGATGCGCCCGGGCTGGAGTCTTTCAACAAGATCAGGGCTCAGGGGTACCTCAGCGGCGGATTCGCCGTCCAGAGCACGCCCACGGGCGGCAAACACGTCCTGTTCGCACCGTCCGGCGGCGGCAACCACGCGAGCGCAAAGACCGGGCTGGACTTCCGCGGCCGCGGTGGGTACATCGTGGGCGCGCCCAGCCGGATAGACGCGCGGGAGCCGGGCCACCCATGGGGGAGCTACTCGTGGGACTTCGCCATGGGTGGCCGCTACGGCGCCACGTTCGATTGGGACGGCGCGATGGCCTACCTAGACCCCGAGAGGTACGGCACGCGGCCCACACCGGCCGCTGTGGCCACAGGAGAGAACCGCGGAGCCCTGGACGGGCTGGTCCGGTTCGTGGCCGCAGCAGGGCAGGGAGAGCGCAACCACTCGCTCTATTGGGCTGCTGCCCGGGCGCATGAGAAGGGCCTGCCCACGGAGCCGCTGCTGGCCGCTGCCCGGTCCATCGGACTCAGTGAGAAGGAAGCCACCCAGACCATCGCTAGCGCCGCGCGCGCGCGTTCCAGAGTCTGAGGGGTCCGGGGGTGGACCTTGGGCCCGAGGACCTCCAGCCACCGGGAGAGGAGATCCCGGAGCATGGACCGCTATTTGAGAGGCTGAAACGGCGGCTGATGAACGTGGAGGCCCTTAGGGGTCTCCCGCCACCGGAGCCACTCATAGAGAATTACCTGCTACGCAACAGCCTGGCCTGGCTCGGGGGCAGGCCAGGCAGCGGGAAGTCCTTTCTAGCCGTAGATCTGGCCTGCTGTGTCAGTTCGGGCCGGCCCTGGCGGGGTAACCCGGTCGCCCAGGGCCGCGTCCTGTACCTGGCGGCAGAGGGCGCCTACGGGCTCGCGCCGCGGATTGACGCCTGGATCAACCACACAGGCCAGGAGCCTGGCCCGCTGGTGATCCTGCCCGAGGCGGTCCAGATCCATGAGCGTGAGGGGCTGGAGGCCATGCGCCGCATCCTGTTCGAGGCGAAACCCTCACTGCTGGTCATAGACACCCAGGCGCGCGTCACAGCGGGCCTGGAGGAGAACAGCAGCAAGGACATGGGGCTATTCGTAGACGCGCTGGAGCGGCTCCGTGTGGCCTGTGGGGCCTGCATTCTGGTGGTGCACCATGAGGCTCGTGGCGCTGAGAACCTCCGGGGCTCCACCGCCCTGGAGGGCGCCGCCAGCACCGTGCTACGCACTGAGAAGGACCCCGGGGCCACGCTGGTGAAGATCCAGACCAAGAAACAGAAGGACATGATCGAACAGGACCCGATCATGCTGGACCTGATCAGCTATCGGGAGAGTGCGGTCCTCCAGAGCATCACCACGGACAGCGTGGGAGGGCCTCTCAGCACACTCCAGCGGGAGTGCCTAGACATCCTGGGCGACCATCCCAGCCCACTGTCAGTCAGCGCCCTGGGTGAGCGGATGGGCATCCAGCAGAACCAGCGGAGCGGGCTCTGGAAGGCCCTAGGCCAGCTCGATCGCCGCAAGCTCGTGCTCCGCATCGACACGCCCTGGGGCACCCGCACCCGCACTGAGTGGACCATCCCGCGAGAGGAGCCCGAGCCCGAGCCAGACCCTGAACCACCCCCTGAGGATGCGCCAGCAGAGGAGCCTCCACCTCAGATTCCTCTGTATCCTCCGCTGAAAGTTGTCAAGGATACAGAGGAGCCCGAAACCGATGCTGACTAGGGCAAACGTCTGTACACCACCCATGATCAACTCAAAAGCCACCAGCAGGCCTCTGTACACCTCTGTACACCAGTTCAAGATTTTCGGAGGATACAGAGAAACCCCTAGTGAAACGTGGTTAGATGTCCACTGTTTCCTCACTGTCCACCTCTGTAGAATCTGGCCCGGCCAGCTCTGTCCACTGTGCACTCCCCTATATGACGTAGTCATAGGGGAGCAGTGGAGCAGGCAGAGAGACAGCGAGACAGCCCAAACCGAGCCACCCGGCTCACAACCCAGAGAGGGGCACATCACGTGTCTACCCCGCAGCAGTACCCGCACCAGTTCGAGCAGGACCCCACCCAGCGCCAGATGATCCCTGGCAGCGCGTTCATGGCCGGACCTGATCCTGACCCATGGCCACATAACCCGCCGCAGCCTCAGCGCCAGGCCAAGAAACCCAAGCGGTTCGGCTGGCCCATGCTGGTGGCCGTGTTCGTCGTGGGCTTGCTTATCGGCTTCGTGCTCGGCCAGCCCACTAACCCAGAGTCTGGCTTGTTCGATACCAGCGACTACTCCGAGGCGCCTGCGTCTCCTGCTGACCAGCCCGCTGACCCTGGCCACACTGACCCCGCCGATCCGGTGTCACCTAAGCCCAGGGCCAAGGTGACCAGGGCTCAGAAGGAGGCCCTAGAGTCCGCTGAGTCCTACCTGGAGAGTGGCTCGTTCTCAAAGAAGGGCCTGCTTGACCAGCTCACATCGAAATACGGCGAGGACTTCGACAAGGCCGACGCTAGGTGGGCAATCGATCACGTGGACGCTGACTACAAGGCTGAGGCCGTGGAGTCCGCTAAGTCCTACCTGGAGAGCGGCTCGTTCTCAAAGCGTGAGCTGCGCAGCCAGCTCACCTCCTCGTATGGCGAGGGGTTCACTAAGGCTGAAGCTGATTACGCCGTGGCTCAGGTCTACTGATGATGGGCCCGGCCTATGCGCTCTGGTTCCGCCGCGCCGCTGACATGCTGCAGATGACTGGCCTCCAGCCAGAGCCCTGGCAGTGGCGCGTCTACTACCTCCAGCTCCGCGGCGCGACGTTCATCCAGGTGACACGGGAGGTGCTGACGCGTGTCCCGATCGCTTGACGCTGGCGCCGCCGCTGGCTGCCTGCTGGTGGCGGGCGCCGTATGCTCGGCTGCCCTGGCTGTGACCCTGTTCGTCCTGCTGGTCAAGCTGATCCTGTGGGCGCCTGGCCTGGTGGTCCTGGTGGCCCTGGCGCTGGCGCTTCACCTGGTACTGTCCCGACAGGGGTAGGCACCAGGGCTGGCCTGCATGTGGCCCGCATCCACGTTGTGGTGGGTGCGGGCCACTACCATGCATAGATGACTAAGGACCAGCACACCACTGATGCGTTGATCATCATCGTTGGTCTAGCACTAGTGATAATCACAATTGTTGTCACATCGCTTGGCCTCAATTGAGCCGCGATTTTTTCCTAAAAGTTCCCGACCCCGACA